CCTAATTCCTGAATACGGAAGATGGGATGACTTAAATGTTTTATTTGGAACCCAATTAGAGAATGATGCTATATCACTTATCGTTAAGGGGTTAAAAGAAAATAATGGTCTATGTGCGAAATGGATGCCACGTAAAGGTGTTGTATTCAATAAAGTTCGTAAGGCTCTTAAGTTGGACCCTAAGACCCTAAGAAAATCAATTGTTTCTTTGTCTAACACTGTTGAACAAAAAATGTGTTCAAAAGAGTGGGCTAAAATTGAGTATCCTAAGATACCTTCATTAGCTATGTCTAGATATAGCAAAGCCTTTGGTAGAAATGACCGAGAAAGATTTAGTTCTTTTATTGAATCTCTGAAAAAAGGTGAGGTAAAGGTAAACGCGGGGGCATTATACCCTTACGATGTTACTAAAAACCTTAATCTTGGTAATAGAGATTTGGCTAATGAACAATGGAAAGCTCTTCCTAACTACATGGAAGGTTCAACAGAACTCATCCTGCCATTGGTTGACGTTTCAGGTTCTATGGTTTGTCCTGTAGGTGGAAACAGTAACTTAACTTGTATGGATGTTGCCATCTCTTTGGGTCTTTATATTTCTGAACGTAACGAAGGTGCTTTTAAAGATATGTTTATGACATTTTCTTCAACACCACAAGTTCAGAAATTAATGGGTTCACTTAGTGACCGTTATAGACAACTATCTAGAGCTGACTGGGGAATGTCTACAAGTTTAGAATCAGTATTTAAAACTATTCTAAATCAGGCTGTTAGATTTAACATTCCACAGGAAGAAATGCCGAGTAAAGTTCTTATCTTATCAGATATGCAGTTTGACTCAGCTATTCGTGACGGAGCCAAAGTCACAGCTCTAAAAATGATTGAGGGTATGTACGCCGAAGCTGGTTACACAGTTCCTGGTGTAATCTTCTGGAACCTACACGCAAGTGGTGGTAATTTTCCGGCAAGATTTGATGAAAGAGGGACCGCTTTAATTAGTGGGTTCTCACCTTCAATCCTGAAGTCGGTTTTATCTAATCCTGACAGTTTAACACCTGTTAATATTATGAATGAAACCGTACATTCAGAAAGATACGAACCCGTAATAGTATGGGTTAGTTAAAAAATAAGTGGTATTAAGGAATAACTGCAGCAAATTTAAAAACTAAATTTAAGCTATAGATCGGAAGAAGGGCTTGACATCCCGTCTAACTACAAGGGTGTAAAGGTGAAAGCCGGGGACCACTCACGGTTAGAAAACCTGTCAAAACGATTCCGTTACCACGAATCATTAAGGTGTAAAGGGTACGTCAAACGAGACTATAAGACCCAATAAACGAATGGTTTCTGCAAATTTTTTTCTAGAAACTTGTAAGAACGACAGAGGGGTTTTACCAATTTACCTCAAATTAAATTATAAATTGGCGACCATGGGAAAGTTTAAACGTGGGAAAGCCCCACACTTGAGGTCGTAAAACATACCTCTTGTTTATCACAAGTGAAATAGATAGTTGGATTTGTCTCAATTAAATAAAAGACACCCGAACTAGAATGGGTTAATAATATTAGGGTGGGTACTCTACCACTGAAAATAATAGAAGGACCACCATTCCGACACCGAATTATTAAGAGAGGGCTTGTTCCTCTCTTTTTATTTTTGTATTATTAAATAATTATATTTTTTTTAATATTTATTAATACAAATCATTTTTAAAATGACTAAGATAGAAGAAATTGTTTTTGAATCAATAGAATTAGGTATTCGTGAAAATCTTTATGAAAGAGTGGATAAATTATCTACAAAACAAGAATATAAGTATGTAGAGTTACATAAAATTTATGAAGACGCTCTAAAAAAAGAAAAGAATGTTTTATTTGAAAATAGTTTTGTGAATGAATCAGGAAACCCTTAAAAATTTTATAGATAGAGAAATCAAAGCAAAAGATATTTTCTATCTCAAAGAAGTAACTAAAGCTGAAGCTTATGAATTTGTAAAAACTTATCACTACTTAGGTGAGGCTAAATTTTTTGCTAAATTCTCTTACGCTCTAATCAATAGAGAGGATGAATCTATTATTGGCGTCGCTACCTTTTCCAATCCACAGGGTAATGTTGCTCTTAAAGGTTGGTTCGGTTTATCTAATGATGACCAAACTGTATTAGAACTTAGTAGACTTTGTGTATTACCCCAATTAAACGGAACTAATGCAACTTCTTATCTTTTAGGTGGTAGTATAAAGTTATTAAAAAAAGAAGGTATTAGGGCAGTTATTACACTAGCGGATGATAGTAGACATAGTGGTAGTATTTACCAAGTATGTAATTTTACTTATTATGGTCTAACAGATAAGAAATCAGATTTTTTTAGATGGGACGGTAAGGTAAATCCTAGAGGTGCAACAAAAGAAGTTCAAGGTGTTTGGATTAATAGAACCAGAAAACATAGATACGCTTATATCTTAGATAAGACTCTTATATGTCTTTATGAAGAACAGATAAGACCTAAAAAAGATGAAACAAGTGAATATGATTGTTGTGGGGGTACCAAACAAGTTTTTGATTCAAGATATAAAAAATGGTATTCTTGTCCTAAATGTGATGAAATGAGTGAACTAGCTTTTTAATACATGAAATATTTTTTTGAAATAAAAGAGATTGAAAAAACAATCGCAATTGAATTTGTACAAGAGAGACACTATTCAAAAGTTATGCCAAAGTTAACTAAACATTGGTTGGGTATTTTTTTGGAAGAGGAGTTAGTTGGTGTTTTAACATTGGGTTGGGGTACACAACCATTACAAACTATTAAAAAGTTATTCCCTAATCTAAAATCCGAAGATTATTATGAGATAGGTAAGATGTGTATGGATGAAAAAATGCCTAGAAATTCAGAGTCACAAATGTTATCTCAAGTCATAAGATGGATAAAAAAGAATCTACCTGAAAAGAAATTTCTTTATACTTGGGCAGATGGTATTGTGGGTAAAGTAGGTTATGTATATCAAGGTTCCAATTTTTATTATGGTAATTTTATTTGGACTGATATCTATATCTCACCATTAGGTGAAAAAATACACCCTAGAAGTTCAAAAGCCTTATTAAAAGAAAATGCTGAATTTTTGGGTAAAGAGAAATTATTTTGGATGACGCCTGATTTTATGAAGTTAAAAGGTATCCGTAGAATTAGAGGAAAACAATTTAGATATATATTTCCTTTAAGTAATAAATCAAAAGAAATTTTAAGAAGAGAATCTACCGTTGTTTGGCATAAAATGTATCCCAAAGAAATTGACCTACAATGGAAAGAACAAAAAGGTAAAGGTGAATATGTTCTTTTGGGAGGTAAACCTGAAATGGATTTAAGTATTGTTGAATATAATGAAAACAATGTTAATGCTCATAAAAAGTTAATTAAAACTTAAGATATTTATTGTTGTGATGAAAGAAACAATAAAAAAAATATTAAAAGAAGAACAATTAAATTTATTTGGCGACCAACGTACAAAATACAAACCTTGCTCCCATTTTACAGATAAAGATGAGAATGAATTATGTCATAAAATAGGGAGTTTAAAAACTTTTTTATATGATGATTCTGGTTTAGGATTAAAAAATATCATTAATTCTAAATTAAATCAAATGATGGAGTTAAAAGACGTTAACCAAAAATATCAAGGACCTTTAAAATTACTTTACGATACTAAAAAATATGACCAATCAGGTGGGTATGATTACATATCGGAAGATGGTGGTTATTATGAAAATAAAGTATTAAAATCTGTTAATAGAGTATTTGATTCCAAAGGTAAGTTTGATTATATAAATAAATTAAATACAAATTATGCTGATTTAGCTGAACTATTAACCGAACTTTTAAGAAGAGGTAATATGGTTCAAAAGTTAAACATAAAGGATGTTTTGGGTATTAGAAATTATTTATCTTCTATAAAAGATAAATTAGAAAAAGTCTTAGACAAATATATAGACATTAGTGAATATAGAAGTTTTGTTAGAAACACTACCTTCAGGTCACAAATAGGTGAACAAGCCGAAAATGATGTTAGAGATATCTTAGAAAAGCACGGGATGAAAACACTTTATCAAGGTGGTGATGGTGATTTTATTGATATGTTATTTGGTACTGATTTAATTATGAGTGATGGTGGTAAAACAACCACGATACAAGTTAAAACTAAAGAAAATCAGGCTAAATCAGATTTAAGTTCTTGGAAATATAAAAAGGTTGACTTTTTGGTCGCTCCTACTGATAATGGTATTATCATGTTTGACCATAAAGGAGGTAAAACCAAGATTGACAAGGACGGTAATTTGATTAAATAATAGTGAACCCATTACATAAAATACGTAAATTTAATTTTGATAATTCATTAAATTTTGATGTAACCTCTTTTAATTTTGGTGGGGTCACAAGAAGGTTACGTACAACATGGACACCTGAGTTAGCTCAAGATTTAGAGTCATATCATGGAATAGATGTGGAAGCTGAATTAACAAGATTATTATCTGAAGAACTCACTAGAAATATTGATAGACAAATTATTAATAACCTTAACCAAGATCTAGTATCCGTACAACCTTTAGTACAACCCACAGGACAATTATTTTACTTTGATTTTCAATATGAAAATACAGAATACCCAAATGTATACCATGACGGTTCATGGAGTCTTGAAAACATTTTTGAAAGTTCCATAGGTTTTAAAACAGAAATATTGCCACATAAATTTATTTAATTATTTTTGCATATATTTATTACTAAATAAGTTTGACATGCAAGAAAATTCATTTAAAAAAATGTTATTGTCATTAGCCTTTTTAAAAACTCAAAATATTGAAACAAAAGAAAATGCTTTTGAAAGGGTAAGAATTTTGCTTCTTTCAGCTAAAAACAGAGAAGATTTGGTTAATTCTGTCAAACTAATAAATCACTTTAATAAAACTTATAATATAAATTCTGAATCAGCAGAATTTATTTATTTTACTAAAATGGTTAATTTAATGAAATTAATTGTTCGTAAAAAAAATAAGA